CCTCTCGGTTTCAGCATTGTCGGCGGTGAGATGAAACTGCGGCCAATCCCTGACTCCAGTTACACTGCCGAAATTATTTATGTCGGCGGTTTGTCGGCACTGTCTGACAGCAACCTGACTAATGTTGTCCTGACCCGCCACCCTGACGCCTACCTTTACGGCGCGTTAGCCGAGGCGTATGCGTACCTTCTGGACGAGGCTAGGGCGGCGCAGTATATGCAACGCTTTAGTATGGCCATCGATGAGCTTAAGGTCGATGAGCAACGCGCTCACTATGGCACCGGATCGCTCCAGATACAGTCTATTTACCAACGCCAAAACAATTCTGCGGAGAGTTAAATGTCGGCACTATCAGACTACCTAGAAAATGAACTGCTCGACCATATCCTTTCGGTTGGGTCTTACACAATGCCATCGAATGTATATGTTGGCTTGTCAACCGGATCATTTGCGGATGACAACTCAGGCACCGAACTTAGCGGTAGCAACTACGCTCGCGTGGCGGCTACGTTCAGCGCGGCGTCAGGCGGCGCAACCTCAAACAGTTCTGCCATCGAGTTCGCGGCGGCCACTGGATCGTGGGGTTCGATATCCCATTTTGGCATCTTTGACGCATCATCATCAGGCAACCTGCTGATCCACGGCGCGTTCACCACTGCCAAGACAATCGCCTCTGGTGACATTCTAAAGATACCAACAGGCGACCTAGACATCACTGCGGCGTAGGTGAGCCGATATGGCCACAGGCACCCCGCACCTAGATAATTTTGTCACAAGCATTGACGCGCTACCATACTCACTGGATAGCGCGTTACTGCTAACAAAAGTTGACTGGTCTAACCCTACCCTAGAGCAATTAGATAACTGGGGTACGCTGGAGCAGTTGGATGCGTATGGCCTGACGCTGGATCAGCTAGACCAGCTAGAGGTTATCCACTTTGACGGTAGCGCGGCAGTAGCCGTAACGGCCACAGGTGCCGTGCAGTTTGCCATCGAGTTCGCTGGTGCGGCGAATATATCCGCCACCGCCACCGCGTCCGCCGAGGTGTTTCATGAAGTTCTGGCGTCCGCGTCAGCGTCAGTCGCCATATCCGCAACGGCAACGCCATCGGCCACCAAGGTGTTTGCAGGAACCGCCGCAACAGCCGTCACATCCGCAGGTACGGCTAACAGGGTTCAGACCTTTGCGGCGTCAGTCACTGGTGCTGGCTCGGTCACTGCTAACGCTACGTTCATTGCATCATACGCAGGTTCGGGCGGGTTTGCCTTCGCGGCGTCTGCCTCGGCGTTTCTTGTTTATTCTTTTGACGGCACCGCAGACGCGGCGTTCACTGCCACAGGCGCAACGACAGCCGACTACGTTATGGCGGGATCGTCAAACATTGCGGCGAGTGCTACAATGACAGGCAAGGTGCTTGGTGAAGATTGGACTAATGTTGACGAAGGCACCGAGACGTGGACAGAGATTGCGGCTGGCTCGGAGATATGGAGCCAAGTCAGCGCAGGTAGCGAGGTTTGGTTGCAACAATGATTAAATTTGGTGAATGGCTACCGGATCAGCCCGACTATAACAACGCTGGCGTCACAGTTGCGGAGAACGTAATACCCGCACTTGGTGGATACCGCAGTCTTAATGACTTTGTGGCGTACAGCAACGCGGCCACAGGAACCATCCTGAACGTATTTGCGGCGAAAGAGGATGACGGCACGGTGCAGTTGTTCGCCGGAGACGCGACAAAGCTGTACAAGTTTAACGCCGGAACAAACAACCTAGATGATGTCAGCAAGGCTGGCGGGTACGACCTGACAGGCGCAGAGCGTTGGGAGTTCGTACAGTTTGGGAACAAGGTTATCGCCACAGGCGGCACAGGCGAGGAGCCGCAGGTCTGGACTCTAGGCACAAGCACCGCATTCGCCAACTTGGCCGGATCACCACCGAAGGGTGACTTTCTGGCTGTTGTGCGTGACTTCGTGTGGATTGCTAACGCAGACACCGGATCAGGCCGTGTGCCGTACAAGGCGTACTGGTCTGCATTCGATGACCCGACAAGCTGGACAGCCGGAACAGGGCAGAGCGATTTTCAGGACATTCCCGATGCAGGTAATATTGTAAAGATCATCGGCGGGGAGTATTGCACGATCCTGATGGAGCGAGCCATCGTGCGAGCCACATACACTGGCCTTCCTCTGGTCTGGCAGTTTGACAAGGTGGAGACAGCGCGTGGCTGTCAGGTTTCTGGGTCGGTGTGTAATATAGGACACACTATTTTCTATTTGTCCGATGACGGCTTCTATATGTTCGATGGACAGAGTTCCAAAAACATCGGGGCGGAGAAGGTGGACAAGCACTTCTTCAAGGATGTCAACTTCTCTTACAAGGACAAGATCACGTCCAGCGTTGACCCGCAGAACCAGATTGCGGTCTGGTCTTATGTGTCAAACAGCGCAGTCGATGACACGCCGGACAAGCTGTTGATCTATAACTACGCCACAAATCGCTGGTCATACGCAAACGTGACAGCCGACCTTATTGCGCCGTTCTTCACGGCTGGCTACACGCTGGACAACTTGGACAACATATCGACCAGCATCGATGCGCTTCCTGCGTCTCTGGACTCGGCACTGTACAAGGGCGGTCAGTTCCTATTCGGCGGCGCACTCGGCAATAAGATTCACGCATTCTCAGGTGACCCACTGAATGCGGTCATTGAGACAGGCGAGACAGGGCTTGCCACTGGCAACTTCACAATCGTCACCCGCGTGTATCCATACCATCGTGGCGGGTCAGTCACGGTGCAAATCGGCACCCGCAGTCTGCACTCTGAGTCGGCTACATTCACTGACGCAGTTGCCCCCAACGCTGACGGCTTCGCGCCGTTCCGCGCACAGGACAGATACCACCGCGCTAGGATGAACCTGACAGGAAACTGGGAGTTCGCTCAAGGTCTGGACATTGACGCCAGAAAGGTTGGCAGACGATGACCATAGCGCAACGTCAGGCCAACTACCGCATCCTGAACCCAGTCACCGCGACAACGCGGGAAGTGTCAGAGGTGCTGAACAGGACTATTGACGGTGGACTAAACAGCGTTGGGTATGGGACTCTGGGTGCAAGCACAACCGAGACAACCATAACAGACCCACGTTATGGCGTTCAGAGTCTTGTGTTTTTCACTGGCTTTGGCGAGTCTCTGCATCACAGCACCCCATACGTCAAGACAACCAGCACCAACGGCAGTATCGTAGTAGGGCATCAGAACCACGGACATGACATTGACATCGCCTACCTTATTATCGGCTGACGACAGGTTCGGCCACGACTGGGATCGTTGCAAGCGTTACATAGAGGACGCGCTGGAATACGCTGGTGGGTCGCATAGTATTGACGATGTGCGCGATTTTGTGCTTGCTGGGAAAGCCCAGTTTCACCCTTTGCCGATATCGTGTATTATAACCGAGATAGTAGATTATCCGCAGAAGTCAATGTGCCGTATATGGCTCGCTGGCGGAAATCTTGAAGAATTAATGCAAGCCGAGAAATCTATCGCGCACTGGGCAAAGTCAATAGGGTGCGATGGTATGGAAATAGTAGGCCGGAAGGGCTGGTCACGACAACTTAAAGATTACCGCGAGTCTGCGGTTGTGCTGATGAAGGATTTTGAAAATGAGTAAAGGCGGCGGACAGACCAGAACGGTCACACAGACAACAGGCGCACCAGAGTACGCCCAGCCATTTATCGAGTATGGCTTGTCAGAGGCGAAACGCCTGTACGGCGAACAGCCAGCCTACTACCCAGAGCAGACAACAGTCGGCTACAGCCCAGAAACTGAGATGGCACTGCAATCTGCGCGTCAGAAGGCTATCACCGGATCACCATTCATTCAGGCCACGCAGGACGTGGTCATGCAAAACCTGATGGGTACTAACCCGCTACAGTCTGCGGCGTTCCGCCCAGTGGTTGAGCAAATTCAGGGTCAGGCATCCAAGGCCGGACGGTATGGCTCCGGCTACCAGCAAGCGGCAGTTGCACAGGCACTGGCACCTATGGCACTGCAAGCACAACAGGCGGCAATCTCACAGGCACCTGCGGCGCGTCAGTTCGGGTTTGCCGACATCCAGACTCTCGGCGAAGTCGGCGCGGCCAGAGAAACGCAAGCGCAAGCTGACTTGGCGGCTGACATCCAGCGTTTCCAGTTTGAGCAAGCCCAGCCACTTACATCGCTGGCCAACTATATGGCGGCGGTTCAGGGCGGAACCGTTGGTGAACAGCAGGTCACTCCGGTCTATCGCCAGCCCATCGCGTCTGCCCTTGGCGGCGCATTGGGTGGCTTCCAAATGGCGGGTCAGGTAGACCCTAAATATGCGGGTATGGGTGCTGTCGCAGGTGGCCTCGCAGGTCTATTAGGTTAGGGGTAAGAGATGGCAATATTTGATCCATACACTGCACGATTTAACAGGCTTTTCCCTGTCCGTCCGGCGACACCGACTATGAGCCGCACCGACATTCGGACGGACAATATTGTTAGGCAACGCCCACCAGTGACCGCCCCTGCTCTATCCCCGATGATGCAGAGAGTCGCACGTCAGGCCGCAGAGAGCCGCCTAGCAACGCCTCGGAGGCCGTTACCACCAGTTACAGGCT